CTCCTTCCGCTTCTCAATCAGTTTTGCGGATGGCATCTGCGTACCTCCTCTGTGCGATGATGGTGTTGAAGCGCACGAACTCCTTCGTGATCTCGCTGTGCCCGCACAGAATCTGGTCGAACCCGCGAACCAGATCTTCGAAGATCGCCTTCAGAGCTGCCGCTTCCGAAAGGGTCGCCTGAGAGGGATGGCGGTCTTCCTCCTCCCGTTTCTTGGCGACCTCCTGTAGCCTTGTGAGTGCATCGCGCGCCTCCTCCGCCAGAGCCTTGATGTGCTCGGAGAGAGGGCCGTGCGACTTGATTGCGAGAGTGCGGGTGCCGTTTCCGGCGCCTCGCAAGACTGGACTCACCTCGTTGACTGTGACTTTCTTCAGGATCCTGACCGTGTTTCCATCGATCGTGCGCATCTCGGATTCGATCTCGGGCAGCGAGTAGGACCATTCCTGCAGGTCGCCCACGTTCTTAATGGTCTTGTAGGTTTCAAGCCCGGCTTGCGTATCGAGGAAGAACTCGCCTTCCATTACCCCGCCGATCTCCCCATCGTCGAAGATCCGTCCTCTGCCGACAGGAAGCCCATCGTCCCACGATCGATGGCCATAGGCTCCGATGATGATGCGTTGGTCCCCGAAGGCGCCGGGCAAAGTGAGATCCCCCTGCTTGTCCACGACGTTGAAGGGGGCGAACAGAGCGCGCACCGTCCCGAGCTTGTCGTCGAACTTGAGATCCTTCAGGCTGAAGATCTTCCTGGTCACTGGCATGTCTTCACCTTTCTCCGCAGCCTCGAATGCCCCGTCGTGATCTTTGCAGTGCGCCCGTGCATCTTTGGCGCTCCATACTTTCTCCGGGTACCGCATGGCCTGGATCTCGCTCTTGCCTTCCTTGATCCCGTAGATCACGTCGATGCACTTGTCCTCGTGTTTGATCTCGCAATTCTTCCGCGCGAACTTGTCATAGTCGCTGGGGTTGTGAAGCCGGCAACTGTGCTCATTAGGATACGGAATGGCTTTATTCTCCCTTCACCCTATCCGTTCGGATGATCGTGGAGCTATGTTCGGAATCGTGTTCGGATTGGTCTAGGCGGCGTCTAGGATGAGGAGTTCGATGAGCTCGCGCTCGTTCAGCAGTTCGTAATCGATCGATGCCCTGCCCATGGATTCCTGACGGGGCTGTATCGAATCCCCTGCCCCCCCGATGCGGATCTGCGCCGGGATGACAGCGCCGCTGCCCTGGGAAATCTGCAAGGGTTGCGCGGAGATCCCGCGCGAGCCGATGATCCTGAGTACCGGTACAGTACCATCGCGCCATCGAGGCTTGATCTTTCCTCTGCCGCCGGTGGAGGCTGCCTTCGCCGCCGCCTTGGAAAGCGCGACGTCTTTCCCAGTGAGTACGAAGGTCCCGGCCTCGCAGGCGAGAGAGTAGGCTGCTGCCGCTCCGCTGTAGCGAAGCGCGACATCTTGCCCGGTGAGCACGAATGCTCCGGTGCCTGCCGCGCAGATATGGCCTGCTTTCAGAGCGACCACTTGACCTGTCAGGGCGAATGATCCAGCGCCGGCCGCGAGGATGTATCCGTGCTTCAGCGCCACGGCCTGCCCGGTGAGCGTGAAGGATCCGGCGTCGGCCGCTACCTTCGCGGTCTTTCGCAGATCGACAACTTGGCCCGTCAGAGCGAAGGAGCCGGCAGAGGCGACCAGGGTATAGCCGCGCTTCAGCGCGACCTCTTGGCCCGAGAGAGAGAAGGCTCCTACTCCCGCGTCAACCTTTCGCCCTGCTTTGAGTGAGACATCCTGGCCGGAGAGGGAGAATGATCCAGCTTCACAGGCGAGGGTGTAGGTAACATCGAGGAGCAAGTACGACGTGCCGTCCTCAAGCAGGATATCGTCGGTAGTCGCCTCGACAGCCGCCTCGGTCAGAAGGGTATTGGCGTCCTCCGTGAGCAGGGCGTCGGCCGTCTCAAGCTGGATCTTTGAGTACCGATCCTCGATCTGGACGTGGCCCCCCCCACCGCCAGCCGCCGACTTGAATGCTACGAACTCCGCCGCGAATGCCTGTGCTGCGGTCACATCAACTTCGCCCATGCATCCCGAAATTGCGTCCGTGGCGATCCGATAGAATGCCGCTGCATTCGCGTTTGCCGAACTGATTGCTGTTGCCGCAGTTCCAGATGGGATCTCGTGATTCGAGTATGTCATGCCTGCGCCCGCATGAAAGAAGGCGACGATTATCTCATCCGTGCCAGTTGTATTTCCGGTTCCCGTCTGCCACGGGGAAGATCCCCATCCTGAACTGCCGGAGTTCGCTACGTCTAATGTCACCGTGTCACCAGCATCTGGCGTGAAGACGAGAATATTCATGTATTTGGTAGCAGAACCCGCGCCGAATGATGCTGTGAACGTGGCAGATCCCGCATTTGCCGCCACACACCATGCGATCATAAGATTGGAGTTGTTCGTCGAATCTATGACCGCCCGGAGCGTATAACTATTGCCAAGGGAATCGGATAGTCCGGACGGATCAATCGTACTGTCGTTCGTGCCTACCCCGACAACTATCAGGTCGCCGACAGCAATGTTAATACCGGCGTCGGTTGTTATGGTTCCGCTGGTATAGGCCGATTTGCCTGTGCTGTTTTTGAATACGGCAGCCATCTCTTCCCCTACTCCCCCGACAAGCCCAGTGGGCGCTTCGGGCCGAGCATCGAGAGAGGCCGGTGGGCGATTCTCACTTGATCCTCACGCGATCTACTCTGTCCGGGCTCTTGTAGTAGACCACGTACCACGGCGTCGATCCGTCCACGTCGGCCCAGAAGTAGGCGCTGTACAGGACCGTTGCGTCAGGCGTAGTGCGCTTCGTACGCACGCCGATGCGATATGGCCCCTCCACGGTGAACGTGACGACCTGCTCGATGGCGGTGACGGTGCCCACGAGCACCACGGTCCCGCTCGGTCTGGGTTGAGCGAACACCTCGTAGGCGATCTCTGCAGGGGGAATCGTGCCCAGCGCGGGCGCGTCCCAGGTGACGGTGATCGTCGAGCCAACAATCATTTTCGTCTGAGAACAGGCCCCGAGTGCAACGAGCACCATGAGGGCCGCGAGAAGGAATCGCTTCATGTACGCCTCCCTGTCAGCTTTGTCGTCAGAGGTACTTTGCCTCTCCGACTATCGAGGTCACGGTCCAGGCCGATGAGGTGGTCGTCGTGATCGAGAGTCCCGCGATCAGGTTCGCGGTCGTCGCGTCAAAGGTCCCGGAGGTGACCTGCTTGACTTCGGTGTGCAGAGTCGAGAAACCTGTCGCGTCGAGGTTGTGCGTTAGTACCGCTACGCCCGTTGCGATGCACGATGCGGAGAGTGGCCCGCGAATCGTGACCGTCACGTCGATGACCGCCGCATCCACCACGCCCGTCGGGGTCCCAAAGGTGAAGGTCAAGATCGTCGCGTCACCGATCACGCCGCCAGTCCCGAGCTTGAAGAGGACCGCACAACCTGCCGTGGTGCCGGCCGCTGTTTTCGTGATCGTAATCCGCCACTTGAACACTGTCTTGATGCGGAGCTTCCCGACGGGCACTGCGAGGTTTGAGTTCGCGACATACGCCGACGTGGCGCTTATAGTCTGGTCCGTGACCGAGGCGTTCTGAATCGAGTCCCCAGAATAGGCGAGCAATTGCAGCGCGGTGATCTTCTTTGTCGTGCCCGCCTCGTTGATCGGGATCTCGTTCGCGTCCGCGACGGCAGAGGCCGCGGCAAGACCGCTGATCTTGGTATCCGCCACTTTATGCCCCCTTCTTCAGAAGCCGAAGATTAGATGCGCCAGCATGGATTGATTCCCACAAATTTATTGCAGCGTCAGCACGCCGGTAGTCGGGTCCATATCGGCGATGAACGTTTCGCCAACCGCCAGCGTCACTCCGCCAACTCCGTAGTCCCACCATCCGACGGGCAGACGCGAAGCTGCCGCCCCGGCTGTGTCGTTGTATAGCACGGCATAGCGGAACGGCCCGATCCCGCCGGCCGTGGCGGTCCACGTCGCGGGATCTGCGAGCACGAGCTTGTACAGGCCGCCACTCTGCGCGGAGGAGGAGATCGCCGCCTGATTCCCGCCCTTGGTGTAGCCGCCTGTGGCCGGCATCTCGGGGGCGTTGGAGGTGGACTTCACCGTGCACAGCGTGATGCTCGTGTCCACGATCGTGTCAGCCGCGTTGGGCGCCGTGTTCGTGAGAAGCACCTTCAGCGTGTCGGCCCCCAGGTCGTGCTTCTTCTCAGCTACATCCTCGACAAAACAGTTGAATTTGTTGAAAACAGCCATGGTCTATCTCCTCCTCATCTTGGTACTCTCCACGTGAGCCCATCGCACCTGACCTCTGCCCCGAGCGTGACGTTCGTATCGTCTAACTCGATATCGCTCCCGCTGCCCACCGCACCGATCGATCCATCGCGCACGGGCGAGCGCCCATCCGCCTTGAAGAGGCGATACCAGCTTGCCTCTCCCGCTGCGCGCGCGGACTTCTCTGAGGAAATCTCGCCGAAGGTGAAATCCCCCGCCTGTGCTTTCCCCGCAGGATTGCCGAGGCGCAACTCGGCGAGCAACTTCTGCCGCGAGACCGGCGTGTCCGCCGTCGCCGGCTGCTCCCCGTCGTAGAAGCGCAGGAACCCGCCGTTGGCGAGTGCGCCTGCGGCAGCCTGAGCGGTGGCGTATTCCAGGGACAGGTTGACGTTATGCGCCATCGCTCTTCCCTGCCTCGACCGGCTCCTCGACTACCTCGGCGCCGATCATCTGACCGCGCCCATCGCGCACGATCTTGATGTTCCGCTTCAGCAGGTGGATCTTGCCGTCACTATGGACAGCGAGATTGATCACCGGCGCATGCCCGTGACCATTCCCTCCCGCAGCCCGAGCCGACTTTACTACCGGCGCGAAGGATCGCGTCCCGTTTGGGTGCTCGCTCTCTGCCAGAGCGTCAGCCTCCTCGAAGCTGACCTCTTGGCCGTTGAGTTCCTCGCACTCGGCATCCGTGGGGCCGAGTTGAGCGTCGAACACGCGCACACTTGAGACGGTATCGCTGCTCTTGTAGGCCTCGAGCGAGCTCGCGTTCTGCGCGTACTTCGTCTCCGTGCGCGCCACGACCATCGCCCTCGTCTCGGCCGTCGCCCAGGGTCCCTTGCCCACCATGTCGACAATCCGGCGGGCCAGATCATCAGCCCCCTCGCCGAGCTCGCGTCCTTCGCGCAGTGCATCGGCTATCGAATCCTTCGCCTGCTTGTCCAGCCCGATCTTGAGTTTCCTCGTCCCGCCGAGCATGATGATGCGCTGCTCCACCGGGTCGGAGAGATTCACGCCGAGGCCCATGGTCAAATTGATGTTCTCGAAAACACTCCTCGCCACGAGTAGGTAGTGAGCGGCGAAGTCCACGCCCATGTAGTCGAGCGAGCCCTGTAGGATTTCCGCGATGCCCTCGAAATCTTCAAGGGGATCTGCCTTCAGCCCGCGCTCGCGCGCGTAGGCGAGGAACTTCTCCGCCGCCTGCTCGCCGAGTGCTTTGAAATCGCGGCTGAGTGTCCCCGTCCACTGCTTTGACAGCCGTTCCCAATCACGGGCGGTCGCGCGCATGAGCTGGGCAACCTGCCGTGAGGCGCGAACTTTCAACTCGGGGATCGCCACGGCCTTCGGGGGTATGAGTGCAGGGGGGACGGACGCGGCCGGCGCTTCGCCCATGGTCGCGATCTGAGCGGCCGGAACGACGCTGAGGCCCATCGGCAGGTAGAACACGTGATGCTCGGGCCGCGCATCGTAGCCGAGTTTCTCCCGGT